TGCAAGATATTTAACAGTATTCAATGCAATAGTGTAGGCATTATTTTCTATAATATTAAATGCTATTTGTAAATTGCCAGAGTAACCAATGATAGAAGGATATGAACCTGTAGCTAGTACTTGGTTACTAATAACACCAGTAACGATTCCAAATAAGCTGGTTACAACTGTGCTTTGTCCCGCACCCGAGTTTACTCCACCCCAACTAGAATTTTGTACTTGGCTAGTAATTTTACCTGCTACAAATCCAGTGTTACCTGTGGTAGTGTTTGCAAAACTTACGCTAGTGGTATTACATGCAGTTACAGTATAGTAACCATTGTATCCGGTTGGTGTCATACCTTGGATGGTAATAATTTGACCAACACTATATGGTGCAACGCTTTGTGTGTTAAATGTTAGAGTAGCAATAGTACCGCTACCGCTAGATCCTGTAACTGTGATATAGTTTCCTGCACTAGGTACTACTGTACTGTTGGCAATAATTGATTGAACTGTGTTAAGACCGTGTGTAATACCAGCTAAACAGGCAGCCTTATTATCGCTAGTTAGTTGTGATAATCCGTTGACATAATATTGATTTGCCGCTTGTACAGTTGCACTAGTTCCGCCGTAAGTAAGGTCGTAAACAATAGCTTCTAGTATGTAAGTAAAATCTCTTATACTCTTTGAAGTATCATAAGACACACTAGGATAATTTGCAGTGATATACGCATTAACTTCAGCTGTAATAAATCCAAAGTTATCTAAAATAGCCGCAGTAGCATTAACAGCACTTGCTGCCAAGCCTGATGGTGCGGTGTATGTTGGAGTACTACGACTGTTAATTCCACCTTTTAATAAACTTGTAATAACATTGAACAAATTAGAAATAGATGTTTGTTCACCAGAAACATTAATTACAGGATAGTTGGAAGTAATGTATGTTCCAGCATTAGTTTGTAATGTAGTAATGTCTGCGGTAATAGCAGATACTATAGTTCCAATTTCAATTGGAACTAAAGTAGTAGTCGGAAGTGTAACAGATGGTGATGGTTCGCTTGCAGAATTTACAATAGCTTGAATAGAACCAATGTTGGTATTGATGCTGTTTATTGCTACACTGCCGCCACTTAATGTAGTGTTAGCATACTGGATTACACCAGTTTGATACAATGTTGCCGGCGCAATATTAACAACAATAGTTTCTGCTAGTGTGCCAGCATAACCGATAGCGGCTACTGTTGCTGTTTGTTCGTAACTTTGAATTTGGAATTTACTGTTAATCCAATATTGTAAACCGGCATAGATACTTTGGCTGTTGCCTCCGTACATGATGTCATAACTCAAGGCCCAGATAATATATTCGATATCTCTTTCACAAGTAACTTTGTTATAAGTTAGTGTTGGATAATTTGCTAGTAAGAACGCAACAATTTCAGCTTGTATAAATTTAATATTGTTTATTAATAAATTTACTGCACTTTGTTGTCCTGTTGAATCTACGTTAGATGAAACAGGAGGAAATACTGGTGTAGGTATTACACCTGTTTCAATAATGTTTGAAATATTATTGATAATAGTTGTAATCTGTGCCGCAACTGTTGGGTAAGGTGCTAAAGCAGTTAAAGAAATTATATCATTAGCTAAATTTGATAATACACCTGCGATTGCAGACAATCCAGTAGTACTAGCTTCTAAAGTTCCAGTTGCAGTTGTTAAACCAACATTGTCTCCACCTAATGTTTTACTAATAGTAAAACTGTTTAATGCAGAATTAATTGACGTAATATAATAAATGTTACCAGCAATAATGTTACCAAAACTTGTTCCACTGAATGTAACGATATTACCAACAACCATACCAGTAGTGCTTTGACAAATTACTGAATTGTTGGCACCTGTGATACTAGTTGTAGTAACAGTCTGGCTTATATTAACAGTGTATGAACCAGCACCACCTGATCCAGTACCTAATGCTGTAATATAAGTTCCAGCAGTGACTCCGAATCCAGTTAAGGTCATGCCAACTGCCCATACACCTGTAACAGTACCACTAACAACCAAAGTTGTTCCAGTAATTGCACAAGCTGTACCTGATGCATCACCACTGGTTGAAGTTACGGCGGTGTTAATAGGAACCGCAGTAGTTTCTAATCCGGTGTTAGCATAATTAAAACCGATAGCCGCTTGTATGCTTCGATAGTTCGAACCAAATTCTAAATCATAACATACTGCTGTAATAACATTAGTAAGGTATGTGTTTAAGTTATCCGAATTATAAGAATAATTTGTAATTTGCTCTGCGGCATAATTAATTGCGGCAAGAATTGTAGTTAAGTTAGCACTAACATCTGAATTGTAAGCATCAAAAAGAATACTTGCTTGCGTAGTACTATTAAAATTAGAACCTACTACTAGGTCATAACCAACACCTTTAACAATATTTTCTATAATGTTTGTGTATCTAGTATGGTCAAATGTAAATGAATTAACATATTTGTTGTTAAGATATGCAATAGTTTCTGCTTGAATAAACGCCTTGTTAGCTTCTAACAAACTAGCCGCATCTTCATAACCTTGTATACCAATATTACCACCACTGAATGAAATACTTTGAATAGTACTTTGATATTGTGTAGGTCCAATGGTATAGGCAATTGTTTGACGGTATGGGCCAGGCTCAGTAAACGCTAAATTAATTAAATTTTCAGCTTGCAAGGCAGCCGCACCAACTGTTTTGTAAGCATATTGCCAAGCACGGCCTTCTCTACCAGCAGGAGTTTTAGCTTGTGTATCATCGCCGCTTGTACTAACATACAAGTTTGTATTGCTGTAATGTGTGTTGTTGTCTACATAGAATTTAGTAGCCGCTTGTAAATCATCAGAACCGTTAGGTGTTCCAAATCCTGCCATAGGAGCAGGATGGTCACTTAATGTTAATGGACCAGCCATTTTATCGCCATCACGCAGTACTGCATGTTGACGTTGTATTGCTTCAGTTGCAACATAGTTTCCACTTAATGATGCATTATAATCTGGATCAGTAGTTTGAGGTGTTGTTGGCTCTGAACGTACACGCAATGGTCCAACAACTTGTCCGTCGGTAACTTGTAAAAAATTGTTGTTAGCATAGTTAACGGTAACTGCTAATTGACCAAGTGTAGTAGTGATTCCTTGATTAGCATAAACAGCATTAAATGTGTTAACTAAATCTTCGCTAGGATCTCCTAATCTACCAATGGTCAACAAGTCTGCGTTCATCGGAGAACCTAAACTAGGTTGAGGATCGCTAATCAAACCAGCAGTATTTGAATTAATTACTAACTGCTTATTATTACTAGTATCGATAGAAATGTTAGTACCAGCAACTAGGTTTCTTGAAGTTAAGAATGTACCAGTAGTGCTAGACATAATAACTTGGTTAGCCTGATATGATTTACCAGAAATTTTACCTGTAGTAGTAATTGCTCCAGTAGTAGTACTAGCAAATGTTACTGAAGTTGGAGTAGTTGAAGTTACAGTATAAGTTCCATTGTATCCAGATGGCACTACTTGTTTAATAACAATAGCTTCCCCAGAACTGAATGGAGATCCAAGTCCTGCGTTTGGATTAGAAAAGTTTAATGTAACTTGTGATCCTGTAGCAACTGCACTAGTTACTGTATAAGAAGCAGTTCCTGGAGCATCGGCTAAATCGCTAAAAGCAATACTTCCGCCTAGACCAAATACAGCATAAAGTTCGTTAAAATTGGCATTTACCTTATTAAACGATTCACGAATACTGTCGCCAGTACCGTCATTACCCTGTATACCAATATCAATTATTTGTTGTGTCATTTATTAAACTCCGAAACTGCTACCGCAGCCGCATGTTGTTGTTGCATTTGGGTTCTTAATTACAAAATTGCTACCCATTAACTCTTCTTTATAATCTATTTCTGCACCGCTTAGATACGTCATACTCATAGAATCTACTAGTACTTTAAATTCGTCTAAAGGGATTTCAAAATCATCTTCATTTGCTATTTCATCTAACGTAAAACCATAACTAAAACCGCTACAGCCTCCGCCTTGGACAAATGTACGTAATGCTAAATTAGGGTTTCCTTCTTCGTAAAGGATATCTTTGATTTTTGTTTTTGCTGATTCTGTAATTGTAATCACACTTTGAGCCCTCGATATGATATTTATCAAAGGCATTTTATAACCTTAATGTAAATAACATTATGTTTATAAAAACAGAATACATTAGAACAGAGCATACACGCAAGAGCAAGCTCGGAACCGAGCATTCCTATTACCGCCAAAAAACTATGGTGGTGCTTCGTTGCGACAATTGCCAAGTAATATTTTCTAGGGAAAAGGGCAAAATGGATCCAAATCGGTTAAACAACAATTACTATCATGTATGCAGTAATTGTGATGTTAAAAGTTTTGCCCAAAAGAAAGGGCTCGAAAGTAAGAGCCCTTGGGATATGCCAGTAAGTAGTCTTAAAACGCTAGACCAACTCTAGAACTAATAACGTTCCAGTTAATAATTTTCCATTGATTCCTCAGGTATGATTTTTTATCCCATTTATAATCATACATTGCATGCTCCCACCAATCAATTAATAGTACAATGTCCATTTTAATTTCGTGGTTTTTAATAGTTTTAATCTTGCCATCTCGAGCCAAATATACCCAACCCGAGCCTTGTACTTTCATTGCTTCTTTTTCAAAAGCATCTTTAAATTTGTCAAAACTCTTAAAATGTTTAGTAATAAACTCGCTGGCAGAGCCAGATACACCGTCGGAATCTGCAGGTTTTTGATATTGTGTAAACAATAAATCGTGTAAAAATGCACCTGCTTCATTAAAGTCGGCATCGCCTTCTCCGTTGTTAAAACGATCAACATAGGCTTTATATAACTTACCGTAATGATAATTTATAGTGTCTTCACTAATACTAGGTTCTAAATCATCCCTGCTGTACGGCAGTTTAGTTTGCTTCAATGTTTTAGGAGTTTTGCCTTCATTTAGAGTGATATGCTTAATAAAGTTGTACATAATGATATTTATCAATAAATAATTCACTAGGAGATATTAATATGTTACATCATATCAAAAGAATTTTTGGCCTTAAACCAAAAGCAACAGAACCAGAAGCACCTTATAAAGTAGAAACTCCAGTAACACCAGTTGCTGATGATGTTACTAGAGCAATGTTGGAATCAATTCCAACACCTGTGCCTGCTAAGAAAACGCCAGCGGCTAAAAAGACAGCAAAAGTCGAAAAAGCACCAGCGGCTAAAAAGCCACGTGCTCCACGTAAACCAAAAACTCCTACAATAGAGTGAGTTTTTTAGCTTGCTCATAAAGAGCAAAGCTAGCTAGATTTTTACCCTTGCTTTCGCACATGATATCGTGTGTATTTAAAAAGCTCAGTGCCCATTCGTTCGTTGCTGTATTCCAGTAAAAGTCTGAATGTGCTCTGAGTTTTTGCTTTTTGTAACCTTCTAAAAGGAGTTGTGCATGAACAGGTGGGGTAGATTGGTCATGCCCCACAAGATAATCTTCACGACTAACTGAGTAATGACAAGTAGGGCGCAGGCCGCGCCAGCTATCCACAACACGCTTAACACGAGTATCTGTTGCAGAGATATATTCCCCTTCGCGAATCCAATGATGGTGAATATCGAGCACAATAGGAACGATATCGCTAATAGTAAGACAGTCATCTAACCCCCATGAGTTTTCTTCATTTTCAATTGTAATACAGTTGCGGGCTTCAGGCGAGAGTTTATTATAGGCACGTCTAATACCTTCAGGACCTTGTTTACCCGAGATGTGTACGTTGATCTTAAAATCCTGGAAGGTTTTGCCGTAGCCCATGTAACGTGCCATATCTGCATGATATTCAAACTCTGCTATCGAACGCTCGACGATGCCTGGATTATCGCTAGCAAGAACTGTAAACTGCCCAGGGTGCATACTAAGGCGAACACCGTTAGCTCGAGCAATATCACCCACTCGTCCAAAGTGGGTTTCGGCGTATGATACAACGTCAGGTTTACGCCAATAACTAGCAAAGTCAGCGTGAGTATAAGCAGGGAGAATGTCACTGCTAATCCTAACCATTCGAAGAGGAATATCAAGGGTGCTAACACGTTCAACCAACCGCCTTGTTGCTTCGATATTGCCTACCATTAGGTCCCATAATCTTTGTTCCGCGACATCTCTTGATTGTTTATTTAACCAAGAAATTGTAGTTGTGCCAGTGTTATATTGTTTGGCATCGTCATCTTTGCCAATACCATCGACCTGATGAGGATGGTCAATCCATTTACAGGCAAATCCCAGACGTTTTACTATCATAATTTATCCATTTACAAGCGAACACATAAATACATTATACAATGTTTTTTTAACAAAATCAACAATTATGGCAAATACTACTTACCAAAATAAAAGAAAATATCACATCATTTATCAAACTGTAAATTTGGTAAATGATAAAATTTACATAGGGGCACATTCGACAGATGACCCGAATGATGACTATTATGGATCTGGAACTAATATAACTCGTGCTATTGAAAAATACGGAAAACATTCGTTTAGGAAAGACATATTATATATTTTTGAGACCCCCGAAGAAATGTTCTTAAAAGAAAAAGAAATAGTAACTTTAGATTTTATACAAAAATCTAATGTATACAATATCGTCGAAGGCGGGTATGGAGGATATAACAAAGGGTCTTCTGGATTGAAACATTTATATTATCCGTTGACGGGAGAAAGATGTGCTGTTCGCCCTAATGCTGTAGATAAAATGTTATTAGAAGGATGGAGAATAGGCAGAAATATTTCCTCCACTACTGATACTATTTGGATTCACAAAGGTGATGAAAAGAAAATGATTTTACCTTCAGAATTAAATTCTTATATAAACGATGGTTGGACCAGAGGCCTGCCCAAATCTTTTACACAAGGTAAAGTATGGATATATCATTCTAATCTTGATGAATATAGTTTATGTGAATTATCTGAATTACCAACAAAAATTGCCAGCGGCTGGATAAAAAAGAAATGGGCTCCTGTTAAAAAAGGTGCCTTATGGGTAAATAACGGATCCGCTAACTTACGAATAGATAAATCCAAATTAGATACTTATATCTCTAATGGATGGACAAAGGGTATGCTAACTTCTCGATGGAAGTAGTCACCAGTGTCGAATCACGCCTGCGATTATAAAAATGTTTGTAAGTATGTATGATAACACAATTAAGGTGCGAATGCAAGCAATTCGGTCCGATTCCTCGTCCGAACTACCTGCTTTTTCGCCTAATGCTTTGGCCCAAATGCGCCAAAATTTACGAAAGAAGATCCTCATTCCACTCGCGGTGCCCTTCTCTAAATGCCATATTTGATTGAGTTTCTCTAACTTCCACACGATAGCACCACAGGCGATCTGCTTCACCTTGACCCCACATGTCTGGAATATAGACACCGTTGATATACTTGTAAAGCATATCTGCTAAACCTTCGCATCCAAGTTTTGGAAGGATAGTTAATTTAGCCAATTTTCGATTTTGCATTTCTTTATAGAATTCTAATTCTGGATCATCCTCTGATACTAACAACGTATGATCGAATTGATCTTCTAAGATTTTTTTGAGTTCTTTCAATCCACCGTAGTCGGCTGCCCAATTACGAACATCTAAATCGTTTGTACCGAAATAGAACTTCATTGAAAAGCTGTAACCGTGAATTAGATTGCAGTGAGAGTCTGCTCTCCATTGTCTGTAGGCACATGGAAATGCGTCTACATATTCTTTTGTGCTTTGATATTTGTAAGCGACTGGTTGTAAAGTTGCCATTGTTATGTCTCCTTGTTAACAATGACACGCAGAGTTTATATTGCGGGATGAGCGTCTAAGTCCGCATATACTAATTATACAGTTTTATATAGGATAATCAAGTTTATTGAGCGGCAATCATGCCAAACCCTAACCACTGACCTGGTGTGCCAGCAGTAATACACACCCAACCAACGTAGTTGTTT